AAACTCAAGACCATGGACGAATGGAATAGGTCACCCGAACTCAGAGAAGAGAAGAGACACATAGAAGGAATGGCTGGTGCATACAGAAGAATTAAATATTGGAATGAAAAGGGAAGGATGTTCAAAGAAGATAATCCACCACCCGAATGTCCTATGCACAACCCCGATGTAAATGACGAGGTAGAGATGGAAAGGGATTATAAAAAAGAACAATTGAAACAAACTGATTTGAATTGGGATGGTCAAGATGACAGTTAGATTAGCATTCCCTACTGCTATATTTGAAAGAGATTTACTTGACAAAGAAAAGTATGGTAACGATGCTGTTACAATTGAATACATCGATTCTCTTAGAAATGAAATGGATGCATGGAGACAAAGAGACCCGAAGGGAAGGCAGATTTCAAATAGATATACTGGTTGGCAGTCGGAAGATGGTATAGAACAACATCCAAGTTTTGCAAAGATTATAAGATGTATTGAAGCTGCATTGAGAGAAGAGGTGCAGACATTCTTTGGAGTAAATCCAAATGCAGCCCAAATTAAAATAGACAACACATGGGCAAACATAAATGATAAAGGTGCGTGGAACACACCACACTTACATAATGGTTGTTGGTATAGTGGAGTATGTTATATACATGGTGACGGTGACGAGGGAGACCTCAATATGATTAATACCGATGCTAAAGTAGTTGCAGACCACCCATCTTTGCAACGACACCAAGAGAGTATTCAGTACCAACCTAAAACTGGAAGACTCATATTGTTTCCTAGTGGTGCAATGCATATGGTAGAACCCAATCCCACAGACAAAGATAGATACTCAATCTCTTTCAATTGTAGAGTACAATACATTGGTAATCCCTCAGATGCAAGAAAACCGTGGAGAAACCCACCGCCTGAAGATGAATTTACTTTTGAATTAGATTCAAATGGCGACCCCATAATCAACTAGAAATTCTAAATAGTAGTATGGAAATTACTATTACACCTTATCTATTATGGAACCTCGTTACGGTATTCGTAATCGTACCCATTGGTTTTCTATTAAGAAGTTCATTATCAGAACTATCTAGGCTCTCAATACTAGTCAACAAGACTAGAGAAGAGATAGCAAAGGACTACGTCACAAGAGAAGAAATAGAACGTGATATGACCAAGTTACTTGACCAAATGAACCGTATTTCAGACAAAATAGATAAACTTACATCTAAGACTTATTTCCAAGAATAAAAAACGCATAAATAGTATTAAACAGGAAATACTATTATGGCACAACCCAATTCAAAAGCAACCCTCAAAGAGTATGTGAAGAGAAAACTAGGCGCACCTGTGTTGGAAATCAACGTGGATGATGACCAGTTTGATGATAGAATTGATGAAGGACTTCAATACTTTAGAGAATACTGCTATGATGGTAGTATCAAGTGTTATCTTAAGCACGAACTAACCCAAAATCAGATAGATTCATTCAAGACAAACGAATCTCATTCTGCAGCTACGGCTGGTAGTCATGCTGTGGATAACCAAACTTACAAAGAGCAACAGAACTATCTTACCCTACCCGAACACGTATTATCCGTTTTAAACATTTTACCATTCAATGACAAACATAATCTAAACATGTTTGACTTAAGATATCAATTAAGACTAAACGATATGTATGACTTGACATCAACCAATGTCTTGTATTACGAGATGGTTCAACAGAACATTTCAATGATGGATAACATCCTAGTTGGAAGAACTCCAATTAGATACAATATGCATTCTAATAGATTGTATCTAGATTTAGATGCAGATAGTCTTACAGCTGGTGAGTTCTTAATTATTGAGTGTTATAGAAAGATAGACCCAACCGACATGACAGATATCTATAATGATATGTGGTTAAAGAAATACTGTACTGCATTAGTTAAGTATCAGTGGGGTGAAAACCTATCGAAGTTTTCGGGAATTGCATTGCCTGGCGGAGTTACATTAGACGCTACACAGATGAAGTCCGAAGCACAAGAGGAAATTACAAGATTAGAAGAAGAGTCTAGACTGAATTTTGAAATGCCAGTCATGGACTTAATGGGATAAAAACATGCCGACAAATGTATTTTTTAACCATGCAGTTAATACTGAACAGATGTTATATGAAGACATCGTTGTTGAGTCACTTAGGATGTTTGGACACGAGACGTATTATCTTCCAAGAGAGATTGTAGAAGAAGACACGATTCTTGGTGAAGATGTGCAGTCTAAATTTGGAGATGCGTACTCAGTAGAGATGTATCTAGAAAATACAGATGGATTTGAGGGTGATGGAGACCTCATGTCCAAGTTCGGTGTACAAGTAAGAGACCAAGCAACATTCGTTATATCCCTAAGAACATGGGAACGATTCATTTCTCTAGATTCAAACCTTACAACATCATTGAGACCCAACGAGGGAGATTTAATTTACTTCCCTATGAGTGGTTCAATGTTTGAAATCAAATTCGTAGAACACGAGAACCCATTCTATCAAGTTGGAAAACTATTCGTATTTAAACTACAGTGTGAATTGTTCGAATACAGTGGAGAGGATTTCGATACTGGAACAGTGGTAGACTTAGTGGAGAATGAACAAGCCTATACAATAGAAATGCAAGTTTCAAATACAAGTGGAGACTTTGTGATTCAAGAAGTTCTTAATTATAGTGGAGCTGCAACAGGTGAAGTCATCGGTTGGACACCTGGCCCTACTGGGAATATCCGTAAACTTACTATCAAAGATGTTACTAGAACGCTTGCAGTTGGTGACACCCTAGTTGGTGCATCAAGTGGTAAGACAGTGGTCATAGAATCGATTACAGATGTGCTAACGTTTGCTAATGACGGTGATGCACAGAATAAAGACTTTGAAGACAAGGCAGATGGATACTTAGACTTCTCAGAGACAAACCCATTCGGTGAGGTCACATAATGTTCGGTACCTATTTTTATAATGAAACTTTCAAACGAGCAGTATCCATTTTTGGAACACTGTTCAATAACATTACAATTAAGAAAACCAAATCAGATGGTACAGTTCTAACAGAACAAAAGGTACCAATATCATACGGGCCAAAACAAAAGTTCTTACAAAGACTAGCAGAAGATGCTGACCTTGGTGATGGTATGAGAACTGCAATTAGTATGCCTAGACTTGCATTCGAACTTACAGGGTTTGAATATGATGCATCTAGACAACAAAACAAACTAATACGTCATTCTAAATCCGATTTGGAAAGTTCAGATACAGGAAAGAGAGGATTTCAGTATCAACCAGCACCATATAATTTAACATTTAATCTATCAATTCTTGCAAAGAACATGAATGATGCACTACAAATAGTAGAACAAATACTACCATATTTCCAACCCGAATATACGGTTACTATGAAGATGATTGATTCTATGACAGACCATAGAGATGTTCCAATTATTCTAAGTACCGTATCAATGGAAGACCAATACGAAGGTACGTTCGAAGAAAGACGTGTTATAGAATACACATTGGAGTTTCAGATGAAACTGTACTTCTTCGGCCCAGTATATACTGGTGAAATTATTAAGAATGTTATCGAAAGAACATACATATCAGACGGAGTGCAAGGACAAGTTAAGACTGCAAGTGGTCTATTCACTACCAGTGAAATAGAAGATAGTGGATTGGTTAAAGAGGTCAAATCATATGAACCTGCTTTTGCAGCTGTTTCAAATGCAGTATCTTCGTCCACCACAATAACATTCCCAACAGCAATAAATACAAAGATAAGTGTAAACGATGAAGTGTTCGGTACTAATTTAGGAACGAATCCAACTATATCCTCTATTGCTGAGGATAGATTGAGTATTGTAGTATCAAGTGCAGTGACACTAGATGCAAAAACCAATCTTAAGTTTGTTGGGTCGGTTAATCCCAATGACACCTTTGTTGTTGCAGAGACAGTAACGTTTTATGATGATGGTTCTACTAGAAGTTTTGCAGGCGATAGGACTACAGATGCGAGTTAATAATGGCAAAAGATACGATAGATAAACAGTTAGATGATATCCTAGATATCAACACTGAAATCAAACAAGAGGTAGAGATACTTCCTAAACAACTTCCCACTACTAAAGACAGGGGAGAATCCATAGTAAACGATTACAAATATGCTCGTGAAAACTTGTATGGTTTAGTAGAGCGTGGACAAGATGCAATCGATGGTATATTGGATGTTGCAAAAGAAACGGAACATCCACGTGCATACGAAGTTGCTGGGCAGCTTCTGAAAACAGTCGGTGATACTGCAGAAAAACTTTTAGACCTACAGAAGAAAATTAAAGAATTAGAAAAGGACGAAGAAGGTCAGAAAATTGGTACACAACACAATCACCTATACGTAGGTTCAACTTCAGAACTACAAAAGTTTCTAAAAAAGAATAAAGAATAATGGTACAACCAACAAATGAGGGGTACTTAGGTAATAATCTCATCAAGAGAGCTGGGATTGATATCCAGTATACTAAAGAAGAACTTGCAGAATACGTCAAGTGTTCTGAAGACCCTTGTCATTTCATTGAAAACTACACACAGATTATCTCACTAGATGAAGGTATGGTGCCATTCAAACTCCGTGGTTATCAAGACAAACTTATAAATCACTACAACACCAATCGATTCAATGTAGTTCTTGCATCACGTCAGAGTGGTAAGTCAATCACATCATGTGCATACTTATTGTGGTATCTAGTATTTCATCCCGAGGTTACTGTAGCGGTTCTTGCAAACAAAGGTGCAATTGCAAGAGAGATGATTGCACGTATTGTTACCATGCTAGAATCAGTTCCATTTTTCCTTCAACCAGGCGTGAAGATTCTTAACAAAGGGTCAATTGAATTTGCAAATGATAGTAAAGTGGTTGCAGCTGCGACATCTTCAAGTTCGATTCGTGGTATGTCTATTAACTTACTATATCTAGATGAGTTTGCATTCGTAGAAGACGCTGCAACTTTCTATACTGCAACATATCCAGTGGTAACATCGGGTAAAGAGTCTAAGGTCATCATTACCTCTACTGCAAACGGTGTTGGTAATATGTTTCATAAAATATATGAGAGTGCAGTACACGGACAATCAGAGTACAAAGACTTTCTTATTAACTGGTTTGATGTGCCAGGCCGAGATGATGAATGGAAAGAACAGACTATTGCAAACACATCTGAAGCACAGTTTGAACAAGAGTATGGTAACTCATTCCTAGGAACTGGTAATACTCTTATTAATAGTAATACACTATTGGAGATGAAAGCAGTTGACGGAGAGTATGAAAAGGATGGTTTTGTTATGTATGATAGACCAGTAGAAGGTCACGAATACATCTGTACAGTTGATGTTGCGAAGGGTAGAGGAATGGATTGGTCGACTTTTAGTATATTCGATGTTTCCACACAGCCGTTCAAACAGGTTGCTGTGTATCGAGACAATATGATAAGTCCTCTTCTCTTCCCCGATATTATAAATAAGTTTGTAACACCTTACAATAAACCAATTGTAATAATTGAGAATAATAACGAAGGTGCTATGGTGGCAAATCAATTACACTATGATATCGAGTACGAGAACGTCTTTACTCAAGGTTTTGCAAAAGCAGAAGACATTGGTGTCACAATGTCGAGAAAGATTAAACGTATCGGTTGTTCTACAATGAAAGAGTTGTTGGAAGAACATAGATTGGAGTTGGTAGATAGACCTACAATCACTGAACTTATGACCTTCATAAATAAAGGTACTAGTTTCGAAGCTGATAGAGGTTATCACGATGACATGGTAATGAATGTTGTCATGTTTAGTTGGTTTATCACCACAGAATATTTTTATCACTTGACAGATACACAAGTTAAAGACTTGTTATATGCAGAACAACAGAAGATTATTCAAGACGACTTGCTTCCAGCAGGAGTATTTGGAGAACCAACTGAACAGGCTGCATCGTTTGTAGACAATGAAGGTGATAGATGGTATCACAAAAACATGTAGTAATAGTAATAATGCTATTAGTAGGAAATTAAAAGTTATAAATAAAACAGTAAACAACTTTTTACATTAACAGGAGAAAAAGTATGGCATTTCAAGTATCACCAGGCGTACAGGTCAAAGAAGTTGACCTTACAAATGTTGTACCAGCAGTATCAAGCACAAGTGGTGCTTTCGCTGGTTCATTTCAATGGGGCCCTGTTGATGAAGTAAAGACAGTTTCAGACGCAAAGGGTTTAGTCGATGAGTTTTCAGAACCAGCTAATACTAACGCTGGAGCAGAAGACTTCTATTCAGCAGAAGCATTTTTAAGGTATGGTTCATCTTTAAGAGTAGTAAGAGTTAACTCCACAGGTT